ATCACGGAGATGGTAAGAAGAATTGGGACACCTATGAAGATGTTGGCACGGTAGATGGTCGATTTCCAGCCAATGTCATCGGAGAGATCCCAGACTACCAAAAGTATTTCTATTGTCCCAAAGTCAGCCGTGCTGAACGACACATTGGTCACGAAATGCCACCGCCTATGTTTGGTAATGTAGAAGGAGCATATGGCCCTGACGGCAATCGAATGGCAGTTGGGTTAGATGCCCGCACCGGTAATGTAGGCAACAACCATCCCACCGTGAAACCCATTGAACTAATGAAGTATTTGATCAAACTTGTCACTCCACCAGGTGGCACGGTGTTGGATCCATTCAACGGTTCTGGATCAACCGGCTGTGCTGCTGTGGAGCTGGACTATGAATACACAGGCCTGGAACTTGATCCAGCCTATGTTGAGATCAGTCGCCAGCGCATTGAAGCCTGGTATCGGACCACGCACAAAAACAACTTCAACCAGTTATTCACTACCGATGACAATTGATGCAGCCTTGTTGATGCGCCGCAGCATTCGCTATGTGTGTGAACAAAATGGTATGGATCCTGCCGCAGTTCCACGCTTGCCTCTTGCGGTCCGAGAAAAGTTTCAAGCCTTGGCTTTTGATGTGCAGGAGGATATGCGCTACAACCAGCTCCGATATTTTAGACCTTTTGATCACCAACGGCGTTTCTTTGCCACAGGCACTTGTGATCGTCGTGGTATCCTTGCTGCCAACCGTATTGGTAAAACTGTGTCAACCTGTTATGAAACAGCAATGCACCTAACTGGACAATATCCTGCCTGGTGGACTGGCAAACGTTTCAACAAGGCCATCACAGCTATGGTTGCTGGTGAAGGTTGGAGTCAGGTTGCATTGGTATTGCAAGCAGAACTATTAGGAACAAATGATGTTAAGATTACGGACGCTGTTGGCACTGGCGCTATACCTCGTGATGCTATTGTGTTTGACACTATGCGTAGCGATGGGCCTAACTGTGTGGGTATTGAAATCCGTCACACAAGCGGTCAAAACAGCTATCTACTATTTGCTAACTACACACAGGAAGTTAGACAAATGCAGGGTTTCAAACTCAACCTGGCAGTGTTTGATGAACAACCGCCTGACGATTTCTTTAGCGAGATTGTCACGCGAACTGCCACAACGCAAGGCCAAGTTCTTTGCTCGTTTACCCCACTAAAGGGTCTTAACGGACTGGTGTCAAAGTTTTGGAACCACGAAGATGGATATGAACATATTAGAGTGTCTTGGGATGATGTGCCAGAATACGATCCTTGGGGCGAACCATTCTTGCTTATGTCTACTAGGCAACAACTTGAACGAGATTACCTTCCTCACGAACGTGACGCTCGCCGCAACGGTATTCCTGTTATGGGCAAAGGAGCTGTATTCCAAATCCGAAGCTGGCCCACTTACAAGACTGGTGAGTATGATCTGCGTAACACTACTGGCATACAACGAGTTATTGCGCTAGACTTGGGCTTGGTCAACGACAAGACAGTTATCAGTCTAATGTATTGGCACCCAACAGAAAAAGAGGCTTGGCTGCATCACCAGATAGTGGTCAAGGGCATTGAAGAAGCCAACCCAATGAACTATATCAACCATCTGATGCGTCCAGAAGTGTTTGGCACGCCTATTGTGCTGCCAGCAGATGCTTCAACAGCGGGTCGATATACAATGTCAAGTCAGAGTATTCGCACCTTGTTTGAAGAATACGAACTCAACGTTGTCAGTGAGCCCATTATGAATCCGCCAGACGATCAGGGCAGACGCACCAACCACAAGAGCTATGGTATAAATATTATGCGGCAAATGCTGGAACTGGGAACACTACACGTCAATGAAAACTGCACTACTTTCTTACGTGAAGCACAAAACTATTACGCTGATGACAAGGGAAGATTTAGTGATCCTGATGATGCTATTGATTCCGCTCGTTATGCCCTTCTTGGTTGCCTTAACGGTTACGCCGAACCTTGGGACGGACGCAGTCCACAGCAACGAATGCGTGATTTCAGACACCAATTCCAAGCTCAATCCTGGAACAGAGAACGAGAAAAGCCTGAGTGGAAGCAGGCCTGGAACCCCCGAGCCTAACAACACTAAATAATGTATAACTTGATAGGACCATCTAAATGTTGGATTTGAAAAACGTCGTCATCAGCAACTTAAACAACCACAGTGGGCAAATGGCTCGCTTTGTTAAAATGAAAAGTTTGCTGGACGCAAAATGTGCAGCTAACCTACGTTTGTTGGCCACTAAGAATAACATTAACCGTGCAAGCGATTACCACTACCTGGTGCTTGCAGTAACACAATCTACTGAACCAGTAAACGGCATTGACTATATCCATCCGGTCGTAAAACCCGTTGTCGACTACGCTACAGCAGTGATCACCAAAGGACTTGCACAGAATGGCGAGATCAAGTTTGAGTTTGTGGCCGACAATGAAGCTGACGCAGCAGCAGCCAAGCAAGCAACGCAAATGGTTCACAAGATCATTAACCAAAACAATGATCCACACCAAATCTTGCAACACTGGGTAATGGACGCAGCCTTGCACAAGAACGGTGAGATGATGGTCAGCCCAATGCGTGAACAGTTTGTGCGCTATGTCACAACACACGGAACATTGGACCAACTACGTGCATTTGAACAGCAAGCCGAAGAAGCTGGCCTAAAACCATTCCGTCAGAGTCGTCGCAAACACACTGTGGATATGGACAAGGTCCAATTAGAAATTGCACAGTATCAACAAGGCATTCCAGAAGAACAACGTCGTGAGAACCTGGACCATATCATTGGTCAAGCACAGACCGCAGCCGAAGGTGATTTCTCAAGTCTAGATGAATCAAGCGAAGATGTTGACCTACGTGATACCGAAGACGAAATCCGTGCAAGTCTTGCACGTAACACAATCTACGAAGCAAAGTATAAGTTAACTGGTTACAAACTAAACGTCAAGTTCCGTCCAATTGCACAACACTATTGGATGTGTGACCCAACAATCATCAGCATTGAAGAACAAAGTTTCTGCGGATACTACAAGCCAATGAGTATCCAAGAAGCCACAGAGCTATATCCAGACATTGACCTAGAAGAATTCAAAGTCTATGCACAGTATAGCAACGTTGGAGCATATCAAGCGGGTAGCTTGCTAAACAACTTAGCATTACACGCACGTGACTCGGTGCCTATCAATGGACTACCCGCTCAGGGCTATGCCGCCCAAGAACCAGAAGCACGCCAAGTCACTGTGTTGACAGTTTACAACCGTTACGACATTGACGGTGATGGTGAACTGGAGCTAGTAGAACTAATCTACAGTGGTCAGTATGTTATTTCAGCACGTGAAGTAGAGTTTATACCAATTGCCAATATGGTTCCAAAACCATTGGCGCAAAACTTCTATGGTATGGCCATTGCTGAATCAGTTGTGCCAATGCAAGAGTATGCAACGTCGGGACATCGCAGTGAAATTATGATGGGCTTGCTGCAAGCAACTCCACGTATTGGTGTCAAACCCGACAAGCTGGACTTTGAAATGATCCAGGACGGTGAAGCTGCTATCTTTATTTTGGATTCGAAGTTTGATCCACAAAAAGACATTTACCCATTGCCATTGCCACAAGGTAACTTGCAGTTTATTGACACTGCTATGAATCGTATCCAGCAAGACACAATGGCTATGGTTGGTATGACAATGCCAACAGACACATTCAACCCAGAAGTTATGGCTCCAGGCAACAGTGGCATCAAGTTGCAATTGGCCCTAACACCAAACCAAATCATTCAAGACAACACAGTTAAGAATTGTGCTGAAGGATTGAAAGCTGCCATTTGGTTAGTGTGGCGCACTCTAATTCAATATGGTGATGATTATGGTGTGCGTAAACTTGCACAAGAGTTCCACCCAGAAGGCAAAGCTGTGTTTATGGACTATGAAGCATTTGACGATATGAACTTCAATGACCGTAAGACAATTCACATTGATTTGGCATTGGGTATGATGAGTGACGAAAACCAATTGCAACGTCAACAAGCCATCATCCAGGGACAAACACAACTGTATCAGACAACACAGCAATTGGTTGCTTCGGGCACGCTAACTCCAGAAATGTTTAAGAAGATTCGTAAGCCATTCGAAGACAGCCTGTTTGCATTGGGAGTTAAGAATCCAGATGCTTACTTGCCAACTGAAGATGAAGTTAAAGAGATGATCAGCCAAGCACAAGCTGCCAAAAAAGCACAAGGCCCAAGTCCACAAGAACAGTTGCTCACAGCACAAGCGCAAGGCGTGGCTGCAAAAGCACAGTTGGATCAAGCCAAAGCAATGGAAATACAAGCAGACGTGCAGGGCACCAGTGCTGGCAAACAATTAGAAGGTGTTGCCTTAATAGGCGAACACAAGGCCACAGCCTACAGATGAACTAAATAAACATAGATTGGAATTGAAATGATTGAAAATGATGTATATGAGGCGTTTAATAATCGCCTTGTAAGTGCTACCGAATTGAGCAAGCTAAGTCCAGCGCAAGCGGACCGTGTGAAACAATTGGGCAGTGCTGCTGAGAATCTGTTGAAGAACAGAGACTTTGTCTTATTCGTAAGGCAGTTCCAATTAGAGAATATGGATTTTCTAACTGAGATAACTGGCCACACTGAAGAAGACAATTCAAAGCGTATAGCATTTGCAAACAATTTCAATGCTATGGACACTTTTATCAACCTGTTGAAGAGACAGGTTGTATTGAAAAATCGTGTGGTAACTCAGCAAGAGCGATCTCAAGAGCCCAACACATAAGAAAGGTAACATATGGATATACAAGTCCAGGATAAACCTAATCTCGTTCCCGAGACGGTCCCTGTCCAAGAAGTCAGTTCAGGATTAGATGCAATAGCAGCAAAAATGGCCGCAATGCGTAACCAGGTAGCAGCTACTAACCCAACTGAGACAGGTGTAGCACCAGCGGCGGCTGATGAAACCCCTGTGGCACCAGAAGGAGTTGTCGATGACAACGCTGAGCCAGAAGTTGATGCGCTAGACGCCAACGATGCAGATGCAGTTGATGAAGCCCAAGCCCCTGAAGAGGTAAGCACAGCGGATTCGACCAAAGAGGAGTTGATAGACTTTATCGATTTCGCAAATGAAAACCCGAACGCCAAGTTCAAGTTTATGCGAAATGGTAAAGAAGTCGTTATTGACGCCAAAAAGGCAGCAAGCATTCTAGGTCAAGGGGCAGCAATTAGCGAAGATGCTAGACAATTAAAAGTCGAGCGGGCCGAGTTTGATGAATATTTAAACAACAAACGTTCGGAAACCGAAGGACTCTTATTGGCAATGGAGTTTACAGTTCGTCCTCAGCTACAAAAAGCCTATGACGAGATTTTGAAAACACAAAGCTATCAGGCAACTTTCCAGCAACAGTTGGCACAGGCAACAGATGCAGCTACAGTAGCTCGTATTCAAGCCAGTATTCAACAGAATGAACGTTACATTCAACAACAGAGTGCAACAATCAATCAGTTGAAACCCAACGTTGATCAGTTCTACCAAATTCGTAAGAACCAGGTGAACGAGATTCTTGAAAACAATCGCAAGAACTTTCAAGACAAGGAGTTGAAGAACAGTTATGTGTATAACGAGATCCGTGATAAAGTATCTAAGGATTGGAGTGGGGCCAAGGCGCAATTAGTGCCAGGTGTTGACAACATTGATCTAATCTCAAGCGATGAACATATTTTAAGTTTGTTGCGTGATGGATTGAAGTATAGAGACCGTCCCAAGGCCAAGTCAGCAGGTGGCAGTTTAGCCGCACTGACTAACCGCAAACCAGGAACTGCCATACCAAGTGGAGACCGTGACCAAGAATCAAGCCTTCGCGAAAAAGCGAGGAGCGGTGATAAAAAAGCCGCACATAACTTACTTGTGGCCCGACTACAGGGTATTCGAGCAGCAAGACGTTAAATACAAATTGAAGCCTTAATATAGGAGATTATAATGGCAACTATTACAACCTCGGCGATTGGTAACGGCACAGGTGCTTACCAGACAGATATCGTCGTAAAAGATTTGGACTTAGACGTGTCCAACCGTGTCAAAGATGACACACCCGTTCTGAATATGTGTATGGCTAAAAAGCGTAAAGTAGTTTCTACTTTGCCTTTGTGGACCAATGACGTTTACCGCGCACCAGCTGTTCAAGCTGTGCAAGAAGGTGCAACAGTTAGTCCAGGCAACGCTGAATCTAACCAACGTGCTAACTTGGGTAACTACACACAAATTTTCCAAACCACAGTTGGTGCTACTGGCACTGCTCGTGCAGTGGAACAATCTGGTGGCGATCCTCAAGCATACCAAGAAGTCAAACAGTTGATCGAATTGATGTTTGACGTTGAAGCACAATTGGTTCGTAACGACCAAGTGGGCACAAAATACGCTGGACAAAGCGGCGCTGCTTTCATCGGAACAGCAGTTTCTGGTAACACACAAGTTACTGGTTCAAGCCAAACTGGTCGTCGTATGGGTTCGTTGAACAGCTTCGCTGGCACACACAGCTTTAACGCTGGTGACGGCACAGGTAACTTGGCTGTTACAAGCAACCAAATTACAACCTTGTATAACTTTGAGTCTAGCGACACATTGGGCTTTGCTGCCAACGCAGTAGGCGCAACAAGCGCATTCACAATCGGCGGAACAGCAGCAGCAGCTGGTTCTACTACCATCACTAACAACGGTGAAGGTCTAGGAAGCAGCTTCTATGAATACACAAGCAACTTGCAACAATTTGCACCTAGCTTGTATAAGCAATTGGTTACAACTGCTGAAAAACGTTTCAACGCTAAAATCCGCACAATCGTTTGCCCAACAAGTCTACGCACTCACTTGAGCGACACAATGCCAACAAGCCGTGGTATCAACCGTGTGAACAGCGAACGTGGTGACACTATCGCTACATACGAAGGTGACTTCAACTACACATACGAAATTTTCGATTCTTGGATTATGGACCAAGTTGGTGCTTCCAACCAAATCTATTTCTTGAACGAAGAAGTTCTACAATGGGGTAGCTTGCGTGACCTAGGACCTAACAACGAAGTGTTCTCGAACGCTGATGCGTCTCTTGACCAGTTCTTGCTAGAAGGAACATTGATTGTTCGTAACCCAGCTGGTGTTGCTGTATTGCACGACATCTCTGCAAGCGGCACATACGTTGGTGTTTCTGGTGGTTCTACAAACAACTACGGAGCCGAAGGCCAATTGCGTGCAAGCGCATACGTCCAACGTCTCAATGCGTGGGACGCACAATCGTTCTGATCTCGGGATCGGTAGTAAACGGGAAGAGGGGCTATATGCCCCTTTTCCATTGCGCTAAATAACAGTATGAATAATGAATTTGACCACGCTGGTAACCGCAAGAGTTACATTGGAGACGAAGATCCTGAACACAATGCAGATCAGTTCCGTATGGACCGCGGTGGACTAGTTACAACTGATAATGGAATTGCAGATCGCTTGCTACAAAACGACAAGTTATACAACACCCTTAAAGGTGATTGGAAACGCAGCGATTACAACAAGAGTAAAAACATTCTGACCACAACAGGTCGCGAAGATGGTAAGTTCTACATCCGACGTGAACAGTTCAACGTAGAATACATCCGCGAACAGTGCCAAGAATATCGCAAACGTGCAGAAGCTGGATACTTGGATCCACTAGCGCCACTTATGCCAGATGGCACTATTGGCTACAAATGGATTGAACTACCAGAGATCCTTGCACAAGATATTGGTAACAAATACTTTGGTGGTCTAAGCTGGCACACAATCAAACGCGATAAGAGTATGAAAGCACAGTTCTATCGTGTGGTGCAACAAGAATACAATGACTTTGTCTGCTACCCAGGCGGCAAACTACCAATACCAATTGAAGTGCCCTATCCCACAGCAGTTGGACAAAAAGCCTTTTTTGAAGGCGCAAACTTTGCAGGAAAACAATAATGTCAACGATGATCCCTGACGCCAATGCACTGGTCTCATATATTGAGAGCTTTACTGGCAGCACAAACGATACCGAAATTAAACAGTGTATCTATCTAGCAGAACTTTCAATGCGTAACATTGAACTGCCAGCTCTACGCACTGACCCTTATACCACAATTGGTGTTGCGGATCAATATGGTTCAGTGCCAATCCCACCTGATATGAACAAACCCATTGTGTTCTTTAACCAAGGACAACCTGGCAACTCAGGTAACTTGGCTGGACCTTGGATCGTTTATGATCGTATTGGTGATCGTGACATCATTACACAAGAGATGATTCAAAACTTGTATTTGACTCCTGTAAACATTCCACAAGTGTATCGTGGCAAGTTTGGTGAAGTAGGACAAAAGTATGAGTTCTTGCCCAAGCTAGGCGAAGGCGCACAGATCAATATGTATTACTATACCACTTGGCCACTGTTGTTCAGTTTAGAGTCTAATGGTAGCACAGTATTAAATAACGTAGTGCTGAGCACTTGGAGTGAAGGTTACATCTATGGCACACTACGCGAATACTATCTAAAACGCAAAATGGCTGAAGATGCTGCTTATTGGGCAGCTAAGTTTACTGAAGCCTGGAACACAGTTGAAGATCAGAACAACAAAGGCAAATGGTCAGGTGGACATACTCGATTGACAAGTATTTTTCAACCACGCAGAGATCAACGCTACACAGCAAGATAATAAGGAAGCATAAATGGCAAACGTTGCAGTCAGCAATACAACAGGTTTATACGGCACAACCGGTGCAACACCTGTATTAACTTCAGCCCAACAGTTATTGACACTGTTGGACAACTACGGCAATGTTAACTTTGCCTTGGATCCATTAACCAACAACACCACAATCATTTCTAACTTTGTTGGATCAGGTGGCGGAGGTGGTGGCAACATTAGTCCTATTGTTAACCTTGTTGGTGACGTAACTGCATTTGGCGTTACCGGGTTACCTATCACAGCTACACTGGCCAACAGTGGCGTTACAGCTGGCACCTATGGTGATGGCACACACGTGGCACAGGTTGTTGTTAATCAGAAGGGTCAAGTGACCAGCATTACCAACGTTGCTATTACTGCCACAGGAACTACCTATAGCAACGCCAACGTTACTGCCTATTTGGCTGGCAGCGTTAGTGTTGGCAATATTAGCAGCACAAATGGATTCTATTGGGCCAATGGCCAACCATACATCAGTGCTAACTTAGTTAACGCATATGGCAATGCCAACGTTGCTGCCTATATGCCATACTACTCAGGTAGTCTAAACAACAGCACTAGCATTATCAATTTGGCTGCACAAACTGCTGGGCTACAAACACAGGTCAACAGCACAAATGCCAACCTGGCTGCATTTGAAGCCTATGCCAATGCTACATTTACTGTCAGCAGTTATGGCAATGCCAACGTTGCTGCTTACTTGCCAACTTATGCAGGTAATGTTTCAGCAGCAAACTTCTTTAGCAATCATTATCTATGGGCCAACGGTCAGCCATTCTCTGGCGGCGTTGGTGCTACAGGTGCTACAGGACCTCAAGGTGCAACTGGACCAACTGGCGCTACTGGCGCAACAGGACCTGCCGGAGCCACAGGTGCCACAGGCGCATCAGGAGTTGCTGGAGCCACAGGTGCAACTGGAGCTACAGGTGCAGGAGCAACAGGAGCTACAGGAGCTACAGGACCAACAGGCGCAACAGGACCTGCCGGGGCCACTGGCGCAACTGGTGCTACCGGAGCGGGTGCAACTGGAGCTACTGGACCAACGGGTGCTACTGGCGCAACAGGTCCAGCGGGTGCTACAGGTGCAAGTGGAGCCACTGGCGCTACAGGCGCAACTGGTATGGGTCTGACATTCAATGCTATTGGCACTTATGCCAACATTGGCAACTATGCTAACTCAGCACCAGGATTTACATATCTAGCAACTGATCGTAGCAATGTCTACATTCAAACTTCAACAGCAACAAACTTTGCCAACGTGACATTGCCAGGCACAGGTGGTGCTTATACTACTACTGGATTTGGTAACAGCAGTTATGTTATTGTAACTACAAGTCCGTCAGGTGGAACCAATGCAGCCTGGACCAGTAGCAATGGTATCACCTGGACCAACAATAGTCTTGCAGCCAACCTTGGTAAAATTTGGAAAGATATTGTTTATGTTCCAGGCAATGGTCGTTTGATTGCTGCTGGCACATCAGCCTACACAATGTATTCTACAAACAATGGCGCTAGTTGGACGCTGGCCAGCGGTATTCCTAGCCCTGGTGGTGGTTCATATTTTGCATTGGCCTGTGATGGAAACAATACAGTATTTGCATTGGCGTTTGGGTCAACTTCTAGTGCAATCAGTTCAGATGGTGGCGTTACTTGGACCACCGTAACTATGCCAGTTGGATATCTAACTGACGTTGCTTATGGCAATGGTCGTTTTGTTGCACTTGGTTATAACTCAGGTTCTACTGCAATCTATTATTCATATGATGGTAGCACCTGGACTGCTGCAAATACTATTCCTGCCGATCAATATGACAGTGTTGCATATGGTAATGGTATATTTGTTGCCACAGGAACTTCAACAGTTTGTATCAGTAGTGATGGTTCAAATTGGACTGAATACTACGCGCCAATCTCTCAGACTTCCAATGATAGTCACGCCATTGCATTTGGTAATGGTTTATTCTCAACTTATGGTTCAGTGGCCAACACAGCAATCACAAGTTCAAACGCTATTAACTGGACTTCAGTAAGTCTTCCAGTAGGAACTTCTAATGGTTTGCTTATTGCTGGCGGTAATGCTATTGTATCAGTTGCACTTAATAGTCCTGAATGGGCATCAACCAGCAACGTTACACTAGCTTGGAGCGTTGGTGTTCCTATCACAGGACCAGCAGGCGCTACAGGCGCAACAGGACCTACAGGTGCAACGGGAGCCACTGGAGCCACTGGACCAGCCGGAGCCACAGGACCTACAGGCGCAACAGGTGCTACTGGCGCTACAGGTATTCAAGGTAACGTAGGTGCAACCGGAGCTACTGGCCTAACAGGAGCCACAGGACCTACTGGCGCAACTGGACCCGTTGGAGCTACAGGTGCCACAGGACCTGCTGGAGCTACAGGACCAGTGGGAGCAACAGGTGCAACAGGCGCTACTGGAGCTACAGGTGCAAGCGGCATTGCATTCACTGGCAACCTGGCTGGATCAACCCTGTTTGACAGTGTTAACGGTCGTATCCTGGCCAATGCTTATCCACAAAGCGATCCAGGCACACAGCCACCAATGTGGCAAAACATTAAAAACAATCCTCCAGTTTATGTAAACGGAGTATTGCAACCAGCTGCTGGCACGGCCGTCAACGGTCTAATCAACCAAAACAGCTACTTGATGCAAACTGTGGGCAATGTGGGTCTACAGTCCAGCTATCAAACTACCAATACAAGATTTACCAATGGTATCTTAAACTATCAGAGCATTTGGCCAGTAACAGCCAACGTGATGCAGAACACTGACCGTTATCGTCATTCAGAAAACACTCTTGAAGTTAACTTGAATGGTATCAGTTGGGCCAGTAGCCAGGCTCAATTGCAAACTACTGTGGCCACACAGCAAAACTTTTTAAGCATATACGGTAACGGAACATTGGGCACTGCTGGTGCAGTAACTGGCACTGTGTATCTCATACCCGAAGGAACTGCTCTTGGTAGCGGCTTGGTTGCCAACGTAAACTATGTTACTGGGGTAACAGGTCAGATTCAAAGTCAGACCACTTACGGCGCTACCAACACTGCCAACGTGATCTATGCACGTGGTTTCTTGCCACAAATTGGTCCAGCATCAAACAGTGTTGCAATTACCAATGCTGTTGGTTTACATACTCCAAGTGGTTGGGTAACAGCTCCTGGCGCTGCCGGTGGTGGTGCTATCACAAACCGTTATGCTGTCTTGAACGAAGATAGCAACAGCCTGATTCAAACCAATGCCAATATTGTGTTGGCTCCTGGGTCTGGCAAAGCCATTGTGTTTAGCGATGGCACCAGTATGACAACTGCTGCAACAGGTGGTGGTTCAACCTACAGCAATGCCAATGTGGCCAGCTATTTGCCAACCAGCACAGTAAACTTTGGTGGTAACTTGTCAACAGTTAGTGGTAACACTACCATTACTGCTGCAAGCAACACAGTTGATATGAGTGTTAACACAGGTGGATTGGGATTACCAATAGGCGGCAACAGCAGTCGTCCATCAAATCCAAGTCCTGGCACTGTGAGATTTAATTCAGACACAAGCAATCCTGAATGGTATGATGCTATTGATGCCGCTTGGAAAAACTTTAGTCAGACATACACTCCAGCACCAGCTAGTTACAATGCCTGGTATCTATCAATTGGTGGTGGTGGCGGTGGCGGATCATCAAGTAGCACAAGTGAAGGTGCCGGCGGCGGCGCCGGTGGTTATCTGGAAGGTAACGTCACATTAAATTCTGGCACTACTTATACTATAGTTGTTGGTGCTGGCGGAGCTGGACAGATAACATCTACTCAAGCAGTAAATGGAACTGACTCTACCATTGCAGCAGTTGCCATTGATTCAGTTGGTGGTGGCGGTGGTGGTGGCGATGCAGTTGGCGGTATTTTTTATGGTGGCGGCAACGGCGGCTCTGGTGGCGGTATGGGAGACTTTAGTAATTCTACTGCCCCTGGAAGCGGAACAAGTGGCCAAGGATATGCCGGTGGTGTAAGTGGAAACAATGGCGCCTGGGGCAATGGCGGCGGTGGCGGTGGTGCTGGAGCCGTTGGTAGTGCTTCATCAACAACTAATGGTGGTGCCGGTGGCGTGGGTCTTGCCACCAATATTACTGGATCAAGTGTTTATTATGCCGGTGGCGGTGGCGGTGGCGGTGGCGGCAACGGCGTTGGTGGAGGATCAGCAGGTGGTGCTGGCGGAACTGGTGGTGGAGGAACAGGTGCTACTGGTAACCAATATGGCGGATCATATGGTGCAGGATCTGCAGGATCTGCCAACACTGGTGGCGGTGGTGGTGGAGCTGGCGAATATGGCGGCAGCGGTAGTAGTGGATATAATGGTGGATCAGGCGTGGTAATTTTGTCAGTGCCAACCAGCAAATATACTGGAACTACAACTGGTAGCCCAACAGTGACAACTAATGGTAGTAACACTATTATTAAATTTACAAGCTCAGGTAGCTATACAGCATAAGGAATAAAAATGAGTCATTACGCAAAAGTCTTAGATGGTCGAGTTGTAAAAGTAATCGTAGCCGACGCTGATTTTTTTACAACCTTCCGTGACACCAGTCCTGGCACTTGGATACAGACCAGTTACAACACACAAGCCAATGTTCACACACAAGGTGGAACACCATTACGTGGTAACTATGCTGGAATAGGATACACATACGACGCCGTCAATGATGTATTCTATCCTCCAAAGCCTTACAATAGCTGGAATTTAAATCAATCAACTTGGATCTGGGAAGCTCCAACCCCAATGCCCACTGATGGTAAAAAATATCGTTGGAACGAATCAACTCAAACCTGGGATGCAGAATAATGCCAATGAAATCAGTTAGAACTCCGTTTGCCAATATGAGCTTTACACCGGATGTTCCAAGCACAGCACTAGGCCCAACAGAATACAATGCTGGTTTCAATGTGGAAACTGATGTGCGTGGAGTTCGCAGTATCAGCGGTGATCAAACATTCTTTGCTCACGTGCCAGGCACACCCAACTACATATCAGGTGGCTATCGTGAAGATGGCAACTTTTGGTTCATTGTAGCCACAGATGAAGGCCATTGGTGGGCTGCAAAAGATGCCACAGGTTGGACAGACATTACACCGCCAGGCGGAACATTCTCTGGATATAACCAAGCATTGAACATTACCGAATGGTGGAATGGCACAGTGCCATTTTTTAATGATAGTATCAATCCTCCAATGTTTTGGGGAAATGGTGATGCCACAATGACTTTGTATAGCAATACGCTACAACAAAGTATTGGTAATATTGTTTACGTCAATCCAACCACGCAACAAATACAATTGAGCACACCATTGGCTGTGGCACCATATGCTGCTGGCGAAAAGATTGTTATCAGTGGCACTGGATCAAGTTACTATGATGGCACATTCACAGTTGTAAGTTCAACCACATCAACCATCAATTACACAGCCAGCCCTGGATCAGCTTATCCTGGCAATGGCGGCACTGTTGCTCCATTGTATGCTTGGAACTACAATCCCAACTGGATTAGCGTTAGTGCAGGTTGGATGCGTATGTATTCAACTCCCAACGTGGGATCAATTTTGATTGCTGGTAACTTGACAGCAGTTGACTTGAACAATAACACCATCAATTATCCTGTAACTGTGCAATGGAGTCAAGCATTTGGACTTAACCAAGCACCAGCAACTTGGACTCCAACTGTGACCAACGTGGCCAACCAGTTAGAAGTTCCCTTACGTGGTGCTTGTGTAGATGCGTTTCCCAGCAATGGACAGTTTTTCTTATGCAGCTATTGGGACACAGTTGTGTTTAGTCCAATCAACTATTCAACAACAGCAGCACCTATCTTAGGTGTCAGCTTGTTCAGCAAAGGTCGTGGTATGTTAAGTAGCAACTGTTGGGCCATTGCCGACAACAAAGTCTACGGGCTTGATGCACGTGACATTTGGGTCTTTGATGGACAAAGTTTCAAAGGCATTGGTAACCAACGTGTTAAGAACTGGTTCTTTGATCAGTTGGCTCCGCAATATTCGGACCGCACCTATATGGAAACCAACACTGAAAAGAATCAGATTGAGATCTATTATTCAACGGCGGATGCTGTAAATGGCGTGCCCAACAAGATGTTGAGCTATAGATATGATTTGGATTGCTGGAATGCTCCACGTGATGTTTCATTGGCCACATTTGCTACTGAAAGTCCCGTTTATACCAGTAACGTGGCCGCTGCCAGCACACGTTGCGTAGTCTATGCACAAGGTGCTGCCAATGTTCAAATTGTTCAGAAAGATCAAGGATATAGTTTTGTTGGTAATACAGCAATATCAAGTCAGTTCAGAAGAGACAATATTCGTATTGCCCCTGATTATAACAATCATATTTTTGTGCATCGTATCTTGCCCGAAGTGGTCAACTTGACCAGCAAAGGTTTGCCTGTGTATCCATCAACAGGTAACATCAGTGTCACAGTCGAAGGCGCACTCAGCGTGGGGTCAAGCCCAGCTTATAGTGTGCCTGTAACAATGCAGATTGACACCAATTACCCTTGGACACAGATTAATCAAAACGAAAGTCGTGTCAGCACCATTGAATTAAGCAATGTCAGCAGCACAAATATTTGGATGTGTAGCGCAGCCACTTGGCAAGTAACACAGGTTGAGGATGATCGTTAATGAGTCAATTTCCAATCAATACACCACAGGGCCTGTATGCCGCTGTGAACTATCTTGCAAGTGGACCCAGTGGCCTTGGACAAAACTTTCAAGGCTACAGTGATTACAATACCAAATATCTAACTGGTAACTTTAGAACTCCATTTACACAAGCCAATACTGCCAACGGGTATATTGCTCGTATTCCTTGTAGCAGTGCTGTGGTATTGAACGGCAATACTTTTCAATTCAACTTTGCATCGGTTCAAAGCACACCACCATTCAGTCAAGGTAATCCAATACGCAGTGAAAACTTTGCCAATGTCACAACTCCACAGGTTGAAGATTTTTGGAATGGTGGTTGGGGTCCTATTGGTGTTGCTAGTTGCAGCACAACCAATGTGATTGTTAGAACCAGCACAACTTACAGCAACATTGCCAACGTTACAACAGGTAATGTGTATTATCGTATAAGCAACACATTAAACTCTACTGATTGCAATGCTCGTGTCACAGTGCAAGGCGGAACTGACCGTGTGTTTATTAGTGCTCAATTGAGTGATACCATCAGTTATGTTGGATCGGGAGATCTAACTTATACAGTTCAAGTCAACCGTTATGTTGGATTTTTAAACAATGATCCAACCAACCCAGACTATTTGTTTAACTTTGATACTACATTAAGTCAAAAAGTCTACACACGCACAGGCTTGTCGGGTCCGGGCACCTTAGATGAAATAGAAACTGTGTTTAGCACAGTAATTGATCAACCAGCACCAAACTACTATTGGTATATTCTTGAAGTTGAATTTGATGTTACTGGCAACTTACAAATAAGCCAAAGTGCTTTGGGTTTGCGTAGCCTAAGTGCCCAGGTTGTAAAACAATAAATATTACTATGGCCACAGCAAAACCTCTCAACGCAGCCCAGACCGCTGCAAACCTAGCAGCACAAAAAGCTGCACTAGCACAACAGGCAGCAGCTCAAGCAGCCGCACAACAAAAATCTCAGGCACAGGCTGCGGCTGTGGCATCACAGCAGGCAGCGGCACAGGCACAATCACAAGCATTGACTGCTGGACAGGCTTTTGCCCGACAATATCTAAGTCCTGCTGATCAAGCTGCCATTGCCAAATTGCCAGCAGCACAACAGACCAGCACATATCAACAATTGGGTGCCACGGCCAGCCAAGGTCCTGGCGCACAGATGGCTGCTTACAACAAGAGTATTGCTCCAACCATTCCTGGCACCACTGCTTATGCTACAGCACAGGCAGCTGCCAAACCAGTAGCACCTGCGGCTCCAGCTGCACCAACTGCCGCAGATATTGCTGCACAAAATTTAGCAGCACAACAAGCAGCCAATGCTGCGGCCAATGCCAAACAACAAGCAGCCAATCAGGCTGCACAACAAGCAGCAGCACAACAGTTTGCTCAACAACAAGCTGATGCAGCAGCAGCCAAACAAGCTGCAACAACAGCCGCACAGGCCAAGTTTTCATTGCCTACTGGTAATGACAACACCACAACTACTCAAACAGTCACTGATCCAAGTGGTAGTTCTTATACCTATGTGCCTGCTGATCCTACAACTAATACACCTGGCCAATGGTATAAAAGCAGTGGCGGTGGTATGCAGGCAGTTGATGCCAAAGGCAATGCACAGGCCAATGCGCCTGTTGTTCCAACTACAACATTCCAAAAACAATTAAACACAACACAAACTGATGTTACTAACTATGCTCAACAACAAGCACAAACATCAGCAGTAAATGCGTTCAATGCCAGTCCAGAAGAACAAGCATATCAACAGGCATTGACAGCATATCAAAATGCTGGCTCAGCTGATCCTGCTACACAAGTTCAATTGGCACAAAAATTACAGGCTGCATCTGATGCTGTAAACAAAACATATGGCAGCGGTCAATACACAGCTGGCCTAGCACAACAACAAACTGGTGCTGCTGGCAAAAATCTAATGGCAGCACAAAATGCTGTCAGTGCTCAACAAGAAGCAGCACAACAAGCTGCTGAAAAACAAGCCGCAGCCGCAACACAAGCCAAAACTGATAACAGTGCTATGAGCACAATTCAGCAAGATCTAAAAACATTGGGTCCAGCTGCAACCAGTTTGTTAGGCACTTACAACAGTCCACAAGATGCTATCACCAATGCACAAAATGCCTATCAATCAGCATTGACTGCATATCAAAATAACAAGAGCACTGATCCTGCCGTAACTGCTCAGTTGGCACAAAACTTAAATCAAGCTGCTGAGCTAAATCGAACAGTCACAGGCGACCTTGCTGCCAACTATCCTGCGGCTGCACAAAATGCAGCATCAGCACAGACTGCGCTTGAACAAGCACAAACAACAAATCAGCAAGCACAAAACGCTGTCAGTGCTCAGCAAGAAGCTGCCTCGGTAGCAGCAAGCCAGGCCAGCCGTGCTCCTGCACCCGAAGCACTTACCAGTGCCCTAAGTGGTATCAACAACTTTGTCAAGTCAACCATTCCAGGTGGCTGGGCAGGTGTGGCTGCTGGTGCATTGTTGGCAGTAGGTATTACCAATCCTGAACTATTAGGTATGGCCGACAGTGGCACATTGACAGACACTGCATTAACCAACGCTGGCGTAAACCCAGCTGAAGTCAGCACAGCATTACAAAATGGTGTTGCCTCAGGCAGCATTCCATCAACTGAAGTTGGCTTGACCACAGAACAAGCTGCCACAGTGGCTCCGGCTGCTGAAACAACAGGTGCTACAACAGGTGCAGTTGCACCAGAAGCAGCAACAGCAGCACCAGTTGCACCAAGTGCAGGAACTGTTACTGAAACAGCATTACCTTCAGCGGCAGCACCAGCTGAAGCTGCACCAGCAGCCGCAGCACCAGTTGCTCCAACTACCGAAGCAGCTACAACAACAGCAGCCAGCAACACAGTGCCAGTTACATTGCCTGATGGTAGTGTGGGCACCTACAATCTAACCACAGGTGAAACTTTGGATGCCACAGGTGCCCAATCTAGTCTAGCACCACAAATGCCAACACCTGGTCCAGGCACACAAGTTGCTGAAGTAACACCAGGCACTGGCGGCTACAATGCCACAGGAACAACTTGGACAGATGCCAGTGGACAAACATATCCTGTTCAAAATGGTGCAGTGCGTATTGAAGTTGGTGGCGTTGGAAACGAACCAGGAGTTGTAGGTGGCACCGGTGAGTTGTCTCCTGTTACACCGGCAGCCACTCCAGCAGTGCCCGAAGGTGCCGCCAGCATTAGTCAAGTTACTCCAGTTGATGTAACTGGCGCAGTAACACCAGAAGTAGCAGCACCAGCAGCCATTGCACCAACCACAGCAGCCGCATTAGGCGCAGGTGCATTGGCAGCAGCCGCAAGTGGCGGTGGAGCCGCAGCAGCACCAGTAGCAGCCGCTCCCGCAGCAGCAACACCAGTTACTCCAACCGCACCTGTCGCAACACCACCAACTACTGGAACACCAGTATCTGGAACAGGAACAGGCACAACAGGAACAGGCACCAGTGCAGGTCCAATATCAGCACCGGCTACAACACCAACTCCGGTTGCACCTACTGCTCCAGTTACAGCACCCGCACCCGCTGCTCCTGTCGCAACACCAGTTACCGCTCCTGCACCAGTTGCTCCTGAATCTACTGTTATTCCACCAGGAACAAGTGCCGTAACACCAGTTGAAACACCAGCACCATTGAGTCCAGTTGATCAAACTGTGATTCCTCCAGGCACAAGTGCAGTTGCACCAACTACAGCAGGAACTACAGCAGCAGCCGGTGGAACACCAGGTTGGTTATTGCCAGCCCTAGCAGGTGCAGCAGCAGGTGCATTATTAAGTGGAACTGGCACAGCAGGTTCAGCCAACTACAACAACAGATCTTATCCACTAGGCACAGCCGTAGCACCTATCAATCCTGGTGCCAACCCAGGCCTGCTAATGGGACCTAATGTTGTCAAACCACAACTACCAGCCACAGGCACACAGGCCAATTACTATTGGGGCGGACGTCCATTGATTCAAAATCCAGCAGATGTCAACAACTGGAACACACAGATTCCGGCCAATGCACAAGGTTGGGGTGCCGCCAGCGCACAAGGAGTTGGTTCAAACACTATGAACATACAAGATTTGATTGCAGAATCTTTGGGACAAAGCCAAGCATTGAGTGCGTATCCTCGTGCTAGCCTTGCACCTGTTGTGCCAGCAAACTATACCAACTTCCCTAGCATTAATACTTTGGTAAACCAAACATTAGGCTTAGGCCAAGCAGCAGCAGGCGGACCTGTTGCTCCATCTAAATAAAGAGTAAATATACTATGAGCAACGGAGAACACAAATGAGTTTCGGAAAAAGCGGTGGAACAACAACCACAATACCAACACTAAGCCCAGAGCAAAATGCTCAGATTGCGGCACAAACGGGTTTCTTTACCGGAACTGTTGAACCTACATATCAACAAGCAGTTACTGGCGCAACTAACCTATACAACGCAGAAGCACCTGGTGTAACACAGGCAGCACAAAACCTGGCTGGCACTGCACAACAAGCACAAAACGTCCTGGGCACCACAGGCCAAAGCGCAGTTCAGACTGGCATACAAGGTTTGGAAAACGTCAACAGTGCAGGTTACGAACAACAACAGTTGGCAGCAGCACTGGCTCCTGCACAAGCACAGTATGCACAAAACTTGCAAAACCAAGCAGCACAATTTGGTGGCACAGGCGAATTAGGTTCAGCACGTCAAGCTCTCGCTCAAGCACAAACTGCTGGACAAACACAAGCAG